ATTTTACACGGGTGAATAATAAATGAGTGATGGAGTCAAATTAGGACAATTGTTATGTGATGCTGATATCATCACTAAACGACAACTAAGTAAGGCCTTACAGGCACAAGTCAAAGGTAACAAAGGAACCATTGGTGAGATTCTTGTTGATATGGGTTTTTGCGATTTTGATGATATCACCGATACTTTAATGAACTCTTCCGCAGATACACAACGACACGAAGAGAAAGTAGTAGATATACATCCCGAACCAAAACCTATTCCTAAACCAACTCCAGTAAAAGAAACCGTGACGAAACCTGAACCTGTTATTGAAGAGGAACCCGTAGAGTTATCCGAAGATAAAGTTTTAGGAACAAAATTTACAATGTCCGTACAAACATTAGTTGCACTTGTTAGTGTAATAGCTGCAGGTGTTGGTGGTTATTATATGTTATTATCTGAAATAGAGGAGGCTAAGAATTTACCTGAACCACCATCTATTGAATCTATATTTGGTGATGAATACCCATCTAAACCAGATGGTCATAATTGGCCAAGGTCTTATGAACAATACAAATCACAAGTGGGTGGTTTACAAGAAGATATGGATGCTGTCTATGAAACATTAGAAGAGTACGAGGAAGCAATTGAAGAACTTCAAAAACTTGTTTCCAATTTACGAGTAGAAGTAGCTAAGAAAAAGGACAAATAGGAGTTACATTATGCGAAAATTGTTAGGATTGATATTACTATTATCTATGGCTTTAAGTCAAGGTGTTAACGATAAAAATTTTAAAGAAAAAATAAATGGTGGAATTGTTGTTGTGGTATTTACAGCAGAATGGCAAGAAACTGAATTTGATGAAAAACTAATCAAGGGTGTTAGTGGATATCAAGATTGTGAAATTTTAAGGGTTAAGAGTGAAGATGCCCCAAAGGTTGTTAAAAAATTAAGGTTTAGGAATTATCCATCAATGGCATTATTCTATGATGGTTCTAAAAAAGAAACTTGGAAAGCTGATATGGATGGAGAACTTGATTTAAGTAATAAAGAAATCAAGTCAGCAATAGATGATGTATTAGCTGAAGATGTCTTTTAATGTATGAACATCGCAACTGTAGCTGGTCACTTAGCATTTGGTCTAATAGCATTTTCTTTTTTAGTAAAGGATATTTTATATCTTAGAATCCTATCTATATTTGCAAGTTTATTCTCCGTATTATATAATTTTTACATCCCCCTCGAACCAATGTGGTTGGCAATAAATTGGAATATTGTTTTTGTACTCGTAAATGTATACCACATAGCAGTTCTTATCTATGAAAAACGACCTGTCCATATGGACGATAAAAACAATGAGTTATATGAAACCTTATTCAAAGAATTAACACCAGTAGAGTATTTAAAAATTAGTAAAGCCGCTATATGGAAAACATTTCAACCTGGTGAATTTATTACAAGACAAACACATCTTGTTCCAGATTTAGTATTGATATATAATGGAACAATAGATGTTGCAGTGGATGGTAAGAAAGTTGCTCAATTAAAGGATGGTCAGTTTGTAGGTGAGATGTCTTTTCTAACAGAAAAATCAGCGACTGCAACTTGTATAGTCAAACATCCTTGTGAGTGTTTGGTTTGGAAACAAAGAGAGTTTAAAGAATTATTAAAAAGAAATCCGTCATTATACTTTACACTTCAAACTTTATTGAGTGCACAAGTATCAAGTAACTTGGTAAGCAGTAGTAAAAAATGATTATTAGATATTTATATTCAATGGATAAGATAAATGCCCAATAAAGCAGCAAAAGTACGGAAACAGCAGAGACTTAAAAAGAATAAGGAACTGCAACAGAAGGGACGGACACGGAAACAATACAAAAAGTGGTTGAAAAAACAACAAGGAGAAAATCATGGGGTTACTCAGTTCAATCGTGGCAGGAGCAGGTAGTTTACTTGGTGGTGACGCGATTAAAGACATCGGAAATATTGTAGATGACCTACATACTTCAGGTGAGGAGAAAGAAGAAGCGAAACAAAAGATTACACAGATATTAGCACAAGCTGAACAAGCGGCTCAAGCTCAAGTATCTGCTCGTTGGGAAGCAGATTTAAAACATGGTAGTTGGTTGAGTAAAAATATCAGACCAATTACATTAATATTTTTAACAGGTGTATTCGTAATACTAAGTGTATTCGATGGAAATATGGGTGAGTTTACTATTGGTGAAGCCTATGTACCTGTATATCAAACATTATTGATGACCGTATACGCAGCATACTTCGCTGGTAGGTCTATCGAAAAGGTAAAAAAGGTGACCAAGTAAAGGGGAATAAAGGTTGAGTGAAAAACAAGAGGCTATTATAAGACAACAAGCACTATTAATGATGTGGAGAAATCAAGGTAAAGAACATATAGTTCAAAGAGTCTATAAACGCTTTAAAAAATGTATAAATAACGGTTAGGAGAAATCAAATGCCAGTAGAAAAGAAGGATGTGATTAAAGAAGATTACCACATTCAAGACCAAAAACATGCCATTAATCAACAATTAGTTGATATCATTAAGTTCAGACAAAACAAAAAATGGTATATTAGTATTTCTGTAGTAGCACTTTTCTCTACTATTCTCGCTCTTATGATTTACTTTATGAGTAATGGAGTCGATGTACAGAGTGGATGGAAAGAAATATTACTATTGATGTTGGGTGGATTTGTTGGTTCTTTTGCAAAAGTAATTGACTTTTGGTTTAATAACGCAGAAGATGATGTCAAACTTTTGGAACATGCTGATGATTAAAGAAGCTTTACAAAAATTAACCGTAGAACAAGCAAATAAACTTCTCGACAATCTATGTGTCGAATGTGGTTTGCCTGTTCATGAAAATTTAAGAAAGTGGTTCAAGGATAAGTGGGTCAATATAGGTAAGAAGAAAAAAGGTGGTGGACATCCACCATGTGGTACAAGTGGTGATAAAAGAGGATATGCTAAGTGTGTACCAAAATCTAAGGCCGCTAGTATGACCAAAAAACAAAAGGCAAGTGCCACAAGAAGAAAAAGAGCAGCTCAAAACAAGGCTGGTAGAGGTGGTAAAAAATCTCCTGGACAAGGTAAAAAACCAATAAGAGTATCTACCAAACCAAAAAAGTAATGGGTTGGAGTAAGAAGTATAAAAAAAGTATTGATTGTAACAATCCAAAGGGATTCAGTCAAAAGGCTCATTGTCAAGGGAGAAAAAAGAGAGAACATATGGAAATAAACGAGTTAGTACCAAATATGCAAGTGGTAAACCCACAAGCTTACAATCAATTGTTAAAGAAACAATTGACTAAAACCAAAAAGGTCGGTACTGCTCTTAAGAATAAAAAAGACCCCTTACACAAAAAGGCATTACAATTAATCAAAAGATTTATCAAAAAGGAAATGTTGAATCCACCAAATTATTTGAGAAATGTTGGGAATGTTCCACAGAATAATCCTGATGGAGAACATAGATTTAAAAAGGGTAAAGACCAAGAGGAGAGCATTATGAAAAGTGATAAAGTTGAAAACATGATTAGAAATCTGATTCGTACTGAAATCAAAAAAATTCGTGAATCTCAGATGATGACTGAAGAACAATTTGATGAGAAGGCTGGTAAGAAGGATGCCTGTTACCATAAGGTCAAAGCTCGTTACGATGTATGGCCGTCAGCGTATGCTAGTGGTGCTCTCGTAAAGTGTCGTAAAGTAGGTGCTA